CATCCGAGCGAGTCGCTCGAAGAGGATCCGGAGTAGCGCCATGACGGTCAGCAGCATGGAGTCCGGCGACGTCATCGTCTACGGCGTCGCCGGCGGCACGCACTACATCGCCCGCTTCGACGAGGGCGGCTGGCTAACCTGGCCGGCGACGGCCGGCGGATGGAACGAGCGCAAGGCGGGCCGGGAGCGCGACGTCGACACCAGCCGCGAGCTCGATCCCTTCAACGCTCGGTTGGCGCTCAGACTGTCTGGAGTGACGACGTGAGGGAGCTTCAGGAGATTCTGCTGACGGGCGCCCAGAACAGCGAGGAGAGCGAGCTCGTGCGCGAGGCCGGCTATTCGTACGGCAAGCCGTGCAAGTGGTGTCGGGCAACGGGTTACACGACCAAGGGCGGGCTCTGCCTGCCGTGCGACGCCGCGATGAGATCAGAGGACGACCCGTCGTGAGCGACGATGAGCGCGAGTGTTACGAGGGCGACCCGAAGGAGTGCCGGGCGATGTCGGGCGGCACGGCCCATTCGGCGTGTGCGCACTGTGGGGTTGAGGTCGGTTGCGTTCCGGTCCTGCTCTTCAAGGGCGAGGGGGACGCCACCGAGATGTACGCGGTCTGCGACGACTGCCTGGGCAAGCACTACGTACTCGGTTCGGTGGAGAGGGCCTCGTGACCGGCGAGACGTTCGGCCAGCTGCTCCGGCGGCTCCGCATCGAGCGCGGCTTCAGCCAGAACGCCCTGGCGCGGATGAGTGGCGTCGACCCGGCGTACGTCAACCGGATGGAGCGCGACGACGGCAGCATGAGCCCGCGCAAGCCGATCATGCTCGCACTCGCCGAGGCGCTCGACCTCTCCTACGCCGAGCGGGACCGTCTGCTCTGGGCGGCTGGGCTCGCCCCCGAGGTCGACTGGCAACGGCGCTGCGAGGACGTCGAGGCCGCGCTGGAGAGCGTCAAGGCGGCCGTTGCCGTGCTGGAGACGGTCAGGGCGGCCGTCGTGGATCTGGAGACGATCGAGGAGCCGCCGTTCATCCGGCGGCGTACGGGCTGATGGCCGAGATCGAGCTGACCTTGACGACCGACATCCTGCGCGACGGGACCGGGCTCATTCGCGGCCTGCGCGTCCGCTCGGACAGTAAGTGGGCCAGTCTTGACCTCTGGCTCTGGCTCGACCGCAACACCGATCACGCCGCCGAGCTGAAGCTGTACCGGGTCACGGCCGGGCAGATGGTGAACTGACGATGAGTGGTCCCAACGAAATCAAGAAATCCTGGTGATATGATGGGACCAGTTGATTCCGTTGATTTCAGGAAGGGAATCAGTGGCTGGTAGAGGCGGGCGCCGCCCGGGAGCGGGGAGAAAGCCCAAGCGGCTCGATCCGGCGACGCAGACGCCGATCAAGCGCGCCGAGCTGATGCTGGCCGAGAACCTGCCGAAGCTCGTCGACGTGGCGCTCAAGCTGGCGCTCGGTGGCGATAAGGCGATGCTCACCTACTGCATCGACCGTGTACTCGGGCGGCCGACGCAGCCGATCGATGTCTACGATGCGGCCCGCCGTCTGGCCACCGAGCGCGGCCTCGATCCAGACCGCGTCATCACTCTGTATGACGCCATCAAGCGGCGAGGGGTGGCATCGTGACGATGCTCCTGGCGCCAGAGGATGCCGTCGCACTGGCCGAGGCACTGGATACCGTCGAGGCCGAGGTCGCCGCCGAGGTCAGTGGTGCGACGTCGGCCGAGCCGTGGACGCCGTACGAGCATCAGAAGCCGCCGCCTGGCGCCTGGGATCTCTGGCTGCTGCTGGCCGGGCGCGGCGCCGGCAAGACCGACGCCGCCGCGCACTACACCGACCAGCACATGCGCGGCCCGGCCTGCCTGCCGGGCATCCCCGGCGGCCATCGTATCGCGATCGTCGCGCCTACCCTCGGCGACGCCACGGAGGCGTGCGTGAACGGGCCCTCCGGCCTCCGCAAGCACAACCCGAGCGTGCGCCTCGTCAACCGCGTGGGCGGCACGTTCGTCATCTGGCCGTCGGGAGCGGAGGCCAAACTGTTCGGCGCCTTCACGCCCGAGGACGTCGAGCGGCTCCGGGCTGGCGGCAATCGGTGCTTCGCCTGGTGCGAGGAGTTCGCGGCCTGGCGGTTCATGGAAGCGTGCTGGGATCACCTCCAGTTCGGCCTCCGGATCGGCCCGCATCCGCGAGCGGTGGCGTCGACGACGCCGAAGCCGAAGAAGCTGCTCAAGCAACTGCTCGGCGAGCAGGGTACGGCCGTCACGAGAGCGACGACCGACGACAACCCGAACCTGCCCGAGTCGTACCGCCGCCGTCTGGAGCGGTACCGCGGCACCCGCCTCGGCCGGCAGGAGATCGGCGGCGAGCTTCTCGAGGACGTGCCCGGCGCGCTCTGGACCTGGGCCATGCTCGACAGCCGCCGCCCCCCTCCCGACGATCTGGTCAGGGTGGTTGTCGCGGTCGATCCGAGCGGCGGCAGCGACCCAGAGAACGACGAGCAGGGCATCGGCGCAGTCGGGCTCGGCGCGGATGGCCGCGGCTACGTGCTCGCCGACCGGACCTGCAAACTCTCGCCCGAGGGCTGGGGCAGCAGAGCCGTGCAGCTCTACGTCGACGTCAAGGCCGACGCCGTGGTCGGCGAGGCCAACTTCGGCGGCGACATGGTCGAGGCGGTCGTCAGGAACGCGGCGAAGGTGATGGAGGTCTGGCCGGTCCATTACGAGAAGGTCACAGCCTCGCGCGGCAAGGCGGTCCGCGCGCAGCCCGTCGCGCAGCTCTACGAGCAGGGCAAGGTCTCGCACTGCGACGTCTTTCCCGAGCTGGAAGAGGAGCTCACGTCCTGGACGCCTGAGAGCGGGAAGAGCCCGAACCGCCTGGACTGGCTGGTCTGGGCGCTGACGAAGCTGATGGTCAAGGAAGGCCGCGCGGCCTACGTCTACTAGCGAGAGGGGGTGAGACTGATGGGACTCTTCGACTGGCTCGGGCCACTCAACGTGGGCTCGAAGCGTCGCGGCTGGGATCAGCTTCCGGCGCCCGTCGCCGAGCAGAAGGCCGGGCCCTCCTGGCTGATCGACGATTACCGCGCCGTCGTGGTCTCGCCACTCATTCACGGGCCCGGCGCGACCGACCTGCTCGCCAACCAGTACGGCAGCGCGGCGAATAGCGCCGTCTTCGCCTGCCTCCAGGTCATCGCCACGGCGATCGCCGAGCCCGAGCTGAAGCTGTACCGCGTCGCCGCCACCGAGCGCGTCGAGGTCGATGCCGCGCCGATCGTCGACCTGTTGCGGCGCCCGAACCCGCACATGACGCTGGACACCCTGCTCTGGTACCTGTCGAACTGCCTGAAGGTCGACGGCAATGCCTACTGGCGCAAGCTCAGGGCCGGCAACGACCTGACGGGCAACGTCGTCGAACTCTGGCCGATCAGCCCGTCGCGCATCAAGCCGACCACGGCGCAGGACTCCGGCGACTTCATCACGGCGTACCGCTACTACGTCCGGCCGGGTCAGTACGAGGTCATCGACCCGGCGAACATCGTCCACTTCAAGACCGGCCTCGACGACCGCGACCACCGCCTCGGGTGCGCCCCGCTCAAGCGATTGGCCCGCGAGGTCTCGTCGGACGACCAGGCGACTCGGTACGCCGATCGGCTGCTGGCGAACCTGGCGATCAACGGCCTCTCCGTCGAGTGGGACAAGGACACCCAGCCGATCGACAAGGCCACGGCCGACGAGATCAAAGCTCGCATTCAGTCGGCCTACGGTGGCGACAACGTCGGCGCGGTCAGCGTCCTCAGTCCCGGCGCGAAGCTCGTCAGCCACGGCTTCAGCCCCGAGCAGATGGACCTCAAGGTCTTGCACCGCGTGCCCGAGGAGCGGATCGCCGCCGTGCTGGGCGTGCCCGCGATCGTCGCCGGGCTGGGCGCCGGCCTCGATCGCTCGACCTACAGCAACTTCTCGGAGGCCAGAGAGGCGTTCACGGAGATGACCCTGATCCCGACGTGGCGGTCGATCGCCGCCGAGATGACGCTCCAGTTGCTGCCCGACTTCACCAGCAACCGCTCCGACGTCGTCGACTTCGACATCTCCGAGGTCCGGGCGCTCTCCGACGACCAGAACGCGCTCGCGGTCCGACTGCAGACCTACGTCGCGGCCGGCATCCTGACCGTCGACGAAGCGCGGGCCGAGATCGGCCGCGAGCCGAAGGCAACGGACGTGGCAAATCCGCCACCGGCCTTGCCAGAGTCGCGGAGCCGCCCGCGCATCGTGACGCTGCCGCACCGATCCATCAAGGCGCCCGACGACCTGCCCGGCCAGTTCTCAGGGCTCAAGGACGACCTCGACTCCACCTGGCAGTCCGAGATCGAGTCGTTCCTCGCGGCGCAGCTCCGGCGCGTGAACGCGCGGCTCCGGGCCGGCGGCGACACGGCTGAGGATCTGGTCGCCGAGGGCGAGGCGGTGCTGCTCGGCGAGACGCTGGTGCCACTCCAGACGGCGCTCCTGGACGACGTGACGCGCCTGGTCGTCGCCGAGCTCGGCATCGCCTTCGACCTCGACGACCCGGCCACGCGAGCGTACCTCAGATCCGCCGGGTCGAACATCGTCGGCATCACCGAGACCACGCGCGATCAGGTCAGAGCGGCGCTGCTGGAGGGGCAGGCCGCCGGCGAGGGCATCCCGCAACTGGCCGCCCGGCTCGAGCAGTTGCCGGCCTTCAACCGTGCCCGTGCCATCACCGTCAGCCGGACCGAGCTGGGCCACTCGACGAACCTGGCGTCGATCGCCGGCTACCGGGCGAGCGGCGTCGTGGTGGGCTGTACCGTGTTTGACGGCGACTACGACGCGGCCTGCCAGTCGATGAACGGCCGCAAGTTCCGCCTCGACCAGTTGCCGCCGACGCTCCAGCACCCACGGTGTCTGAGAG